GATGCACATTACATTGGTGTTGAGATTGCAGAGGGGTTTCATAATGACTTACTCAAAAGACAAGAAAACATTGACAAATTGCACCCTTGGGCCTCAACTGAATTCTTATTTGAAGATGTTCGTGACTACGAGTTTGAAAACTGTTCTTTGATTACATCTATCTTCACTTTACAATTCATGCCACCTAGACATAGACAAGAAGTAATAAGACGAATCTATGAAGGATTAAATACTGGCGGTGCATTTATATTTGGAGAGAAAACAGTATGTCAAGACCCTAGACTACAGAATATGATGACATTTAATTATTATGACTACAAGAGAAAGAACTTTGATACAGAAGATATCATGGATAAAGAAAAGACTTTACGTCATATGATGAAACCAAACACTTGGGATGAGATTGTAAACAATCTTATTGAGGCTGGGTTTTGGGGTGATAAGATACAGCCATTTTGGAGAAACCACACATTCGTAGGAGCGATTGCAATAAAATGAAACCTAACACAATAGTCACACTAGTAATGACAACAGGAGCCGAAATTATTGGACGGCTCGTAAAAGACGAATTTTCAACAATAGTAATTTACAAGCCTCGCTTAGTACAGGCGACTCAGCAGGGCGTGGGGCTTGTGAATGGAATAAGCATGACAGGTAAAGAAATCAATGAAGATTTTGAGTTTCCTAAAACATCAGTCGCATACATGGTAGAAACTATGAAAGAACTTGCAGATGGCTGGACTACACAAACTTCTGGTATTGCAGTTCCAACTCAAGGAATTATAAAGTAATGGTTATCGAAGAAGATTTCAAACTTGACTTTTCTAATGTATTGATTCGTCCAAAGCGTTCAACACTAAAATCTAGAAAAGAAGTGGATTTATTCAGAACTACAATCTTTAGAAACAGTAAAGAGGAATACATTGGTGTTCCTATTATGGCTGCGAATATGGATGGAGTTGGTACGTTTGAAATCGCAGATGCACTTGCAAAACATAATGTATTTACTTGTTTGGTAAAAACATATTCAGTGAATGAACTTGTCAGTTTCTTTGATTGTGAAGATGAGGATTTGAAATATGACAGAAGAGAAAATGTTGCAATGTCTATCGGTGTATCTGATGAAGATTTGCAAAAGTTTCGTAATGTTTATGAGTTGACTGATGGGGCTATTAAATACCTATGCGTAGATGTTGCAAATGGATATACTGAAATGTTCAGTAACTTTATTTATCAATTGCGTTTGAATCATTCAGAACTTGTTATCATAGCAGGTAATGTAGTTACTGGTGATATGACACAGGAGTTAATTCTAAATGGAGCAGATATTGTTAAGTGTGGGATTGGCCCTGGCAGTGTGTGTACTACTCGTATACAGACAGGAGTCGGATATCCACAACTCTCATCTGTTATTGAATGTGCTGATGCCGCTCATGGTCTTGGAGGCCATATTATTGCTGATGGTGGTTGTGTATCGTCTGGTGACGTAGCAAAAGCATTTGGTGGTGGAGCAGACTTTGTTATGCTTGGTGGTATGTTGTCTGGCCACGATGAAGGTGGTGGGGAATATATATTAGAGGATGATAATCCAGAACCTATAGGAGTTCGATTCTATGGGATGAGTTCGGAGATAGCAAATGAAAAACACTTTGGTGGACTTAAAGACTACCGAGCTTCTGAAGGAAAAGAAGTCGTTGTTCCCTACAGAGGAAGCATTCATAATACTATGCAAACTATTCTTGGAGGCATCAGATCGTCCTGTACTTATGTTGGAGCAAGACGAATAAAAGACTTGACAAAATGCACAACTTTTGTTAAAGTATATAATACTCATAACACAATCTTTGGAGATAAATGATGGATAAAGACTTTCTACTTGACTACACTCGTTTTGTAGATGAGGTGACTAGTGACGCATCTTCTGATGCACAGTCGTTCTCAGATGCACTTGACGTAATTGATGGGTTTGGTGTTTCGCCAGAACGCATTCTTACTGCCGCAATTGGTATCAGTGCCGAGGGGGGTGAGTTTGCAGAGATTGTTAAGAAGAGCATTTTCCAAGGTAAACCGATGGATGATGATGCACAGTATCATATGAAACGAGAACTTGGTGATATCATGTGGTACATTACACAGGCTTGTATTGCATTGGGTATATCTTTGGAAGATGTACTAAGTACTAATATACAGAAACTTGAGGCACGATATCCTGATGGGTTTGAGGCGTTTCGTTCTGAAAACAGAAAAGAAGGAGATATTTAAAGTATGGATTTTCTAAAAGATATTGCAAAGACAGCAGGCAACGAATATGCTGCTTTGGTGAGTGAAGGTGTAGAGGCTGGTGATGTTGATAACTTTATCGACACTGGTTCTTATATTTTCAATGCGTTGTTGAGTGGGTCAATCTATGGTGGATTGCCTGCGAACAAAATTACAGCAGTGGCGGGCGAGTCGGCCACTGGAAAAACATTCTTTGTGATGGGTATGGTTAAGTCATTCCTTGATGCAAACCCAGATGCTGGTGTGTTGTATTTTGAGTCTGAATCTGCAATCACAAAACAGATGGTAGTTGATAGAGGTATTGACCCAGAACGTATGGTTATCTTACCTGTAACAACTGTACAAGAATTTCGTACACAAGCAATTAAGATTTTAGATAAATACATGGAGACACCAGAAGATAAACGTGTGCCTATGATGTTGTGTCTTGATTCACTTGGTATGTTGTCTACTACAAAAGAAGTAGATGATACAAGTGAGGGTAAAGAGACACGAGATATGACACGGGCTCAAGTTCTAAAGGCTGCGTTTCGTGTATTGACACTAAAACTTGGTAAAGCAAAAGTTCCTATGGTTGTTACAAACCATACCTATGACGTTGTGGGTTCTATGTTCCCAACAAAAGAAATGGGTGGTGGTTCTGGATTGAAGTATGCGGCCTCATCTATTGTCTATCTTTCAAAGAAGAAAGAAAAGGACGGTACAGAAGTTGTTGGTAACATCATCCATTGTAAGAATGCAAAGTCACGTTTGACTATCGAAAACAAGATGGTGGACGTAAGACTTATGTATGAACGTGGACTTGATAGATACTATGGACTACTTGAACTTGCACTGAAGTATGATATCTTCAAATCTGTTTCTACTCGTATTGAGTTGCCTGATGGTACAAAGACATTTGGTAAGACTATCAACAATCAACCAGAAAAGTTCTTTACCCCAGAGATTATGGAACAGTTGGATGCAGTTGCTAGTAAAGAATTCAAGTATGGACAACGTGTAGAGGAAATTGAAGTTGAAGAAGAAACTGAACAAGATTGATATATCAAGAGCATATGTGTATTGTAACGATCAGTCTAAGGAGTGGACAGCCCTTAGACTTACTGCACTTACAGATTATGAAGATGTAATTTTTAAGTATGGAAAGATTTCAATAGACGAAAATGAAAAAGATGATAATGCTTCTTTACAATTCGACTATGATGTGTTAGTATCACCTAACGTACCAAAAGAAGAATTAGAGAAAGATATAGAATTTAAGAATGTCATGGGTGATATTCTTATTCATATCTTAGAAGAACAATTACAAAAGGACTCAATGAAGTATGTCAATACAGACGATTGAAAGAACTACACTAAGTAACTTAGTATACAATGAACCATATGCGAGAAAGGTGCTACCTTTCATCAAACCAGAGTATTTTTCAGATCGTCACGAAAGAGTTGTATTTGAAGAAATCAATAAGTTCATGGATAGGTATGGTAATCAACCTACGAAAGAAGCCCTATCTATTGAACTTGATAATAGAAAAGATTTGAATGAAGATGAGTTCAAGTCAGTTCTAACAGTTGTAGAAACACTATCTGATGCACAGATTGATATGCAATGGCTAGTAGATACAACAGAAAAGTTTTGTAAGGATAAAGCAGTCTACAATGCTATCCTAAACGGTATTCAGATTATTGAAGGGAAGGATAAAGAACATACTTCAGAGGCAATACCATCTATCTTATCTGAGGCACTTGCAGTTGCATTTGACCAGAATGTAGGACACGACTATGTAGAACAAGGTGAAGAACGATTTGAGTTCTATCACAAAATAGAAGAAAAAGTAGAGTTCGACTTGGATTACTTTAACAGGATTACCAAGGGTGGACTCCCACAGAAAACTTTGAACATTGCCCTTGCTGGTACTGGTGTTGGTAAATCGTTATTCATGTGTCACATGGCTGCGTCAACCCTCATGCAAGGAAAGAATGTTCTTTATATAACTTTGGAGATGGCAGAAGAAAGGATTGCAGAACGTATTGATGCAAACCTGATGAATATCACAATGGATGACTTACATGAGTTACCCAAAAAGATGTTTACTGACCGTCTATCCAAAATACAAACAAAGACCAACGGAAAGTTAATTATCAAAGAATATCCTACTGCATCTGCACACACAGGACATTTCAGAAGTTTACTAAAAGAACTGGCACTGAAGAAATCATTTAGACCTGATATTATTTTTATCGACTACTTGAACATCTGTGCCTCTTCAAGATTCAAGGGGAATGCAAATGTCGGATCATATTTCTATATCAAGGCGATTGCCGAAGAACTTAGAGGGCTTGCAGTTGAGAATAATGTACCAATTATGTCGGCGACACAAACTACTAGAGGTGGATATGCGAACAGCGACATTGGATTGGAAGATACGTCAGAATCTTTTGGTTTGCCTGCTACGGCTGACCTCATGTTTGCGCTTATATCAACAGAAGATTTGGAAAGTCTAAATCAGTTGATGGTGAAACAATTGAAGAACCGATACAATGACCCAGGCACTAATAAGAGGTTTGTGGTTGGTATCGACAGAGCTAGAATGAAACTATATGATTGCGAACAGGAAGCACAAGATGACATTATTGACAGTGGACAAGATGAAGGAGCAGCATTTGATAAAACAACTTTCGGAGTGGGTCTTGGAAAGAGCAAGACTTATGAGAAATTTACGGACATCAAAGTATAAGAAGCCAAAGTACTTTGTAAACAAGAACGGTATATGGTGGGAAGTTGTTGAATTTCCTACTAACGATATTGTGCGTTCTTTTTCTAAAAAGATTGATGCTGAAATGTTTTCAGAACAACTTACTAAGAATCCACCTTTTGGTGAACGTGGAATACCGAAATTTTTGAAGGGAAATCCTTTACAGGTTGACATTTCTGAATAATCTGTTATTATAAATAGTATTGAAATTATTTGTATGAATGGAAACGGTGTAAAATGTCAATCAGAAAGTTTTATCGTCAACTGAATTCAGTTGATACATCTAAAGTATCGCACGTTGTAAGAGTTCAGAGTTTATACTCTGAATTGACTGAAGCGAATCTGAAGAAGGCTGATATTGCAAAACGTGACAACAAAGCCGCTCTTCAAGGTATTATTGATAGCAACACAAAAATATCTACAGATGAAGGACAAGTATCAATCAAGTGGATTGACAATGCATTAAAGGTTGCATTTGATAACGATGACTTTGATACTGCATTTCCATCAGG